AAATATCTTGGAGATACGATTTCAATAAGATCTGCAAGAGGATCGAATATTAAAGTTCAAGACACTCTTCTAGTGTTTATTAATGATATCTTGCAAGTTCCTGGGCAATCATACCTTTTCCCAGGTGGTAGCATGATAACATTTGCGGAAGCTCCAAAATCTGGAGATACTTTAAAAATCCTCTTTTATAAAGGAAGTGGGGATATTGATGTCATCTTCCGAAATATTTTAGAAACGGTCAAAATTGGTGATGAATTAACTATTTCTTACGATCCATCCATTGGACAAGGTTCATACTTACAAGAAGATACTAGAAACGTAACAAGTGTTGATTCTACTGATTTGGTAAGTACTAATCCATACTTTGGTCCAGGAAATACTACCAATGAAACTTTGGTTAGACCTGTAGTTTGGTGTAGACAGACTGAAGATATGATAATTAATGAACAAGGCATCGGGAAAGACCGTATGCGGTATGAACCTATTATCGACCCAGTTGCATATTTGATTCAATCTGTTGGAATCGGAACTACTATAGTCTATGTTGATAATGTGAGACCATTCTTTAATCCAGTTAACGAAAATGATGTTTCACTTAGTTTCCAAAAGAGTGTAAGTTTTATTTCTCAGGATACAATTGTTAGTGCATCGGCTACAGCAGTTGTATCTTCTGCAGGAACTATATCTTCATTAATCATTTCTAATGGAGGATATGGATACACTAATAATCCAATTGTCACTATACAATCTCCTGTTGGAGTTGGATCAACTGCAATAGTAACATCTACTATAGTTTCTGGAATAGTTTCTTCATTCACCATTACAGGTGTTGGATCTGGATATACCTCAACAAATCCACCTTCAGTATTAATAGAGCCACCAACATTTAAAACAGAAAAATCTTTTGTTACTTCATATCAGGGAGATTCTGGTGTAATTGTTGGATTTGGTATTACATCCATATCTGGCGTTACAAAATTAATTTTTGATACTTTTATTCCAGATGATTCATATCTACAACAACCTTCAATTGTTGGCACTGCAATTACTATAAGTGGATTAACTGCATCTCAATATTTTATGGTATATGATTCAAATGTTGGATTTGCAACTACATCAATAGTTTCAACTAGGACAGATGGAAGTACAATTGGTATTGGAACATATTTTGTTGATAACGTATATCAAGTGGATAGTTCGCAAATTATAGGAATAAATGTAACTGGAGTTGGATTTACTTATGTTAATAGACTTTTTGCAAGAGTAACTGGAGTTAGTACAATTTCCTTTGGTCCAACTTATTCGGGAATAATAGGTACTTCACATTATTTTGGAAACTTTAGTTGGGGCAAAATTGTTCTATCAGGTCCAATTGGAATAAATTCCTATAGTTTTTATGGCAATAGAGGTGTTGGTGGAATTTCTACCTCAACTATAGTAAAAAGAACGGTTCCTTTAAAATATAAAAACTATATAACCTAATATGACACCTATAAATAATAAAAAAACCTTGTAAAATGGCAGCAATTATAACCGACCAGATTAGAATATTGAATGCAAATAATTTTATATCTGGCGTAACTACAAGTAATAATTCTTATTATTCTTTTGTAGGACTTCCAAATTCAAATGAATTGCAAACTGATTGGAATACCAATCCACCTTCACCGAAAGATAATTTTGATGAAGAAAATAATTATTGGGATACTATGATTGCATTGAAAAAAATTACTTCAAACGATGTACGCCAAGTTATCCAAAAAAGAACTTGGTCTTCTGGTGCGACTTATGATATGTATCGACATGATTACAGTAGATCGAATACTTCAAAAGTTTCTGGAGCGACAAATCTATATTCCTCATCTTATTATGTTCTGAATAGTGATTATAGAGTTTATATTTGCCTACAAAATGGAATCGATCCAGAAAATCCTAATGGTAGACCTTCGTTAGACGAACCAACATTTACTGATCTAGAACCAAGGTCTGCAGGTTCAAGTGGAGATGGTTATATTTGGAAATATCTTTATACAATAAAACCAGGTGAAATTGTAAAATTCGATTCTACAGATTTCATGCCAGTACCTTTTGATTGGGAAACTGGCACAGACAATGCTGCGGTAAGAGATAATGCAGTAGATGGTTCAATTAAAATTGTCACCATTACTGATAGAGGTTCGGGAATAGGAACCGCTAACAGTACTTATACTAGAGTTCCAATTAAAGGTGATGGAACTGGTGCCGAGTGTACTATTATTATCAATAATGATTCTAAAGTAGACACTATTACTGTATCAAGTCAAGGTTCTGGATATACTTACGGTATTGTTGATTTAGTTTCTGGAGGTGTTCCTACGGGTTCACTCAACCCCACTTTTAATGTCATTATTCCACCTAAAGGTGGACATGGATATGATATCTATAGAGAACTTGGTGCATATAATGTTTTACTTTATTCCAGAATAGAGAATGATAACCAAAATCCAGACTTTATAACGGGAAATGAAATTTCAAGAATTGGTATTGTAGAAAATCCACAATCATTTGGATCTTCACAAATCCTATCCTTAGATAAAGCAAGTGCAGTTTATGCACTCAAACTTACCGGAATTGGATACAGCTCTGCTTCATTTGCTGCAGATGCATATATTACACAAACTGTTGGAAGTGGAAGCACTGCAGTTGGGAGAGTGATTGGTTATGATCAAAATACTGGTGTTTTAAAATACTGGCAAGATAGAACTCTTGCTGGATTTAATAATGTTGGAGTCGCAGAGTCAACTTCAATTTATGGTTTTGGTTTGATAGAATTTACAAGTTTTCCATCCACTGGAGGAAATGTCAATATTGCTGGAGGGAGTGTTAGTTTATCAATCGATACTGGGTTTACTGGTCTATCAACAGTAATAAATAATAGAACATACTATCTTGGACAATCTTTTGCCAATGGTACTGCTAATCCTGAAGTTAAAAAATATTCGGGAAATATCATTTATGTAGATAATAGACCATCGATTACAAGGTCATCAAATCAAAAAGAAGATATTAAAGTCATTCTGCAATTCTAAAGAATTATGTCACAACAAACCAATCTCAACGTATCTCCTTACTTTGATGACTTTGATGCAAATAATGACTATTATAGGGTACTTTTTAAGCCAGGATATCCTGTTCAGGCAAGAGAACTAACAACTTTACAATCAATACTGCAAAATCAAATTGAGAAATTTGGTCAGCACTTTTTTAAAGAAGGTTCTAAAGTTATTCCTGGAAATATTGGATATAATGCACTTTACTATGCAGTAGAACTTCAGAATAGTTATCTCGGAATTCCAGTATCCGCATATGCGGATCAACTTGTAGGATCAAAAATTACTGGACAAACTTCCGGTGTTACTGCAGTAGTAGAAAAGGTATTATCATCTTCAGAATCAGAAAGAGGTAATATCACTCTATATGTAAATTATCTAAGTTCAAATACCCAAAATAATTCAACTCAACAATTTTCTAATGGTGAATTATTAACATCAAATACATTAATTGCTTCTGGATTATTGGGAAATGCATCAATTGCAGCAGGAACTCCCTTTGCAGCAACTATTTCGAATGATGCAACATCTGTTGCATCAGCATTCTCGATTACAAATGGTGTTTATTTTGTTAGAGGGCAATTTGTAAACGTAGAGACTGAAACTTTAATATTAGACCAATATAATAATAAACCAAATTACAGAGTTGGTCTCTTTGTAAGTGAGGAGATTGTTAACGCAGATATTGATGAAAATTTAAACGATAATTCACAAGGTTTTAATAATTATGCTGCGCCCGGAGCAGATAGATTAAAAATATCAGTATCTCTTTTTAAGAAATCTTTAGATGATTTTAATGATGCTAATTTTGTCGAATTAGCAACAATTCAAAATGGTGTCCTAAGATCACAAAAACAAACAACAGATTATAATATCATTTCCGATGAATTAGCAAGAAGAACATATTCAGAATCTGGAGATTACTATGTAACTCCATTTGATGTTTCACTAAAAGAATCTTTAAATGATAATTTAGGCAATCGAGGCATTTTCAATCAAGGTCAATTTACTTATGGTGGATTAACTGCTTCAGATGATCTTGCAGTTTATCAAATATCTCCGGGAAAGGCATTTATAAAGGGATATGAAATTGAAACTATTAGTCCAACATTTTTAGATGTTGCAAAACCAAGAACGACAAAAACACTAGAGTTACAATCTATTAATTATAATACAGGACCAACTCTTAAATTGAATAGAGTATATGGATCACCTACTATTGGAATAGGAAATACGTATGTATTGAGTTTAAGAGATTCTAGAGTTGGAACCACTCAAACTTCAGCACCAGGTAAAGAAATTGGTGTAGCAAGAGTTTATGATTTCAAACTTGAGTCTGGATCTTACAGCACTTCAAATTCAAACTTAAACCAATGGAATATTTCTTTATATGATATACAAACAATTACAGAAATAACTTTAAATCAACCAGTTACTTTAGCAGTTCCTACTTTCATTAAAGGTAAAAATAGTGGTGCTAGTGCATTTATAAAAGATGCTGTTACAAACAATGCAACCATTACTGTTTATGAAAAGAGTGGGGAATTTATAAAAAATGAATCATTTATAATTGATGGAATTGAATCCGGATTAGTTGCTATTGCAGTAACTTCTTATGGAATTTCTGATATCAAATCTGTATATGGCATTGTTGGGTCGGCATCAACCTTTACTGCAGATACAATTCAATCAACAGACTTTTCTGTAGGAATTGCAACAATCAGTCCATTATCATCGGGAATTAGTACAGTATTCAGCCCAAATTCATTATTCCCAGGCACTATAGTTAAAGTTGGAAATCTTGTTCAGTATAGTGATCAGTCGGTTTCGGAACCAGTTACAGCAAAAGTCGTAACTGTTAATACGACTTCAATTACAATTAGTGGTGTCACAACAGTAACAGGAATTGTAAACGGAAAACTTCCTTCTTCTGCTTTATCTGCCACTGATTTCAAAATTTTAACTACAAAGTTAGAATCATCTCAAGATAATACTCTTTATACAAAATTACCAAATAATAATATTTCTTCAGTAGATTTAACAGATGCTTCCTTAACAATAAGAAAAACATTCACAGTCAATATTTCTAGTAATCAACTTTCTTTGGCAGTTAGTGCAGGACAGAACGAAACATTTTTACCTTTTGACGAAGAAAGATATTCATTAATTAGATCTGATGGTACAACGGAAGTTTTAACATCAGATAAATTTGCTTTCATTAATGGAGGCACTCAGTTACAAATTTATAATTTGGGTACTAATAATACCAATGCTACATTAATTGCGACTTTAAAGAAAATTAAACCAAAATCAAAGGTAAAATTAAAAAATAGAGTTAATACATTAATTGTCAATAAATCGAAAAATGCTGGATCTGGTATTGGATCCACAACTTTAAATGATGGACTTTCTTTTGGAAACTTCCCATATGGTACAAGAGTTCAGGACGAAAATATTTCTCTAAACACTCCTGATATTATTAAAGTTCATGCAATTTATGAATCTGCAAACACTTCTGCAGCATCTGCACCAACTGCAATATTATCATCTATTAATGGACCAACATCTAAAACAACAGATTTTATTATTGGTGAGAAATTAACAGGACAATCTAGCGGTGCAATTGCAATATGTGCAGAAAGATTAACAGATTCTCAAATTTCTTTTATCTACGAAAATCAAAATTCATTTAAAGAAGGTGAAACTATATTATCAGATGAATCAAAAATTCAAGCCGTTATTGTAACTTTAGATTCTTCAAGTTTCGAAATATCTTCAAATTATACATTTACAACTGGACAGAAGGGAACTTTTTATAATTGTGGAACAATCAATAGAAAACCCTCATCTTTAGAGTCTTCTAAGCAATTGAAAATTTATTTTTCAAGTGGTTATTACCAATCTTCTGATGATGGAGACATCACTACAGTAAATTCTTATACTAGTTTTGATTATGGAAAAGAAATTAAAACAGTAGATGGAATTCAAAATTCTGATATTATTGATATCAGACCTGTAGTTTCGTCATATACAGTTTCAGAAAATTCAAGATCTCCACTAGAATTTTATGGAAGAACATTTAATTCTTCTGGAAATTCTGCAGCAAATATTCTTGCATCTGATGAATCTATTGTTACAAATTACTCATTCTATCTTGGAAGAATTGATAGAATTTATTTGACTAAAGATGGAAAGTTTCAAGTTAAATATGGAACTCCTTCTGAAAAATTAGAAAAACCAGTATCAGTTGATGATGCACTGGAGATTGCAACTATTACTTTACCACCATATCTTTACGATATATCTCAAGCATCTATACAATTTTTAGAGCATAAGAGATATAGAATGGTTGATATCAAACAACTTGAAAATAGAATTAAAAATCTTGAGTATTATACTGCATTATCTCTTCTAGAAACAAATACTGCAAATCTTTTTGTTCCTGATGCCGATGGATTAAACAGATTTAAGTCTGGATTCTTTGTAGATAATTTTACGTCATTACTTGCTCAGGAAAACTCTGTAGAATATAAAAATAGTCTAGACATTTCAAATAAAGAATTAAGACCAAAGCATTATACTACTTCGGTAGATTTAATTTCTGGTCCTGTTGTAAATGTAGATCCTACTGACGATTTAGCATTTTCTTCCCCAGAAGGAATCAACATTAGAAAAAATGAAGGAATTATTACTCTTGATTATGCAGAAATAGAATGGTTGAAGCAGTCATTTGCAACAAGATCTGAAAGTGTTACTCCTTTCTTGATTAGTTTCTGGCAGGGAACTTTAGAATTAACTCCCGCAACTGACACTTGGGTTGATACAGTTAGACTAGAGGCTAAAATTATTAATACTGAAGGAAACTATGTAGAGACTCTTGCCAATGCAGTAAAAACTTTAAATGTTGACCCACAAACAGGATTTGCTCCAACAGTTTGGAATGCTTGGGTTGATAATTGGACTGGTCAAGATGTCACTCAAACAACAAGAACTAGAAGACAGGTTACTGGTTCCGTAGCATGGCAAGGTGGTGGAGGTCTTGTTGCCCGTATGGGAACAGAGACTACTACTATATTTGAAGAAAGATTGAGAGAAGTTAGAGATACTGGAGTTTCTAGTAGACAAGGAAACACAACAATAGTAACCGAACAATTCGATAGAACATCTGTTGGCGATAGAGTAGTAAGTAGAGATCTCATCTCTTATATGAGATCTAGAAATATTCAATTTATTTCCAAAAAAGTTAAACCTCTCACTCAACTTTATGCTTTCTTTGATGGAGTTGATGTAACTAAGTATTGCACTCCAAAACTTTTAGAAATTAGTATGATTTCTGGAGTATTTGAAGTTGGAGAAACTGTTGTTGGAAAAATGCAATCAACAGGTACTATTCAAAATCTTGGCAACAATGCTCCAAATATTACCTTTAGAGTTGCTCAATCAAATCATAAAGAAGGTCCTTATAACTTACCGACTTCAACATATCCATTTAACCCATACACAAATCAAGTTCTTCAACAATCATATTCATCGACATCATCAATATTGAATATTGATACTTTCTCTCTTGCAAATCAACCACAAGGTGAGTATAGTGGATGGGTTTCCCAAGAAATGATTCTTGTTGGAAAAACAAGTGGGGCACAAGCAACTATAACAAATGTCAGATTAATTTCAGATATTTCTGCAGCTCTTATTGGAAGTTTTTATATTCCAAATCCAAATGTTGGCATTCATCCAAGATTTGAAACAGGAACTAAAACATTTACTTTACTTAATAACAATCTCAATAACCAAGATCTTGCAACAACAATTGCAGAAGAAGGTTTTGTGTCAAGTGGAACTTTAGAATCTGTACAGGAAAATATTATTTCTGTAAGAAATGCAAGAGTTGAGAATAAGCAAGAATTTGAAAGTCGTGCAATTTCTAGAACAACAGGAACCCAAGTTGTCTCAAGTAAGGTAATCTCGCAGACAACAAGAAGTGCTATTGTTGGATGGTACGATCCTCTTGCACAATCATTCTTAGTTGATGATGAGAGTGGAGTTTTCTTAACTAGATGTGATGTCTTCTTTAGATCTAAAGATGATATGGATGTACCAGTTACATTCCAACTCAGAACAATGCAAAATGGATTCCCAACTCAAAAGGTTATTCCATTCTCAGAAATTGTTCTTGACCCATCACAAGTTAATATTTCTGGAGATGGTTCTGTTGCAACTTCAATTTCTTTCAAGGCACCAATATATTTGGAAGGTGGAAAGGAATATGCAATATGCTTAGCATCAAATTCAACAAAATATAGTGTTTATATTTCAAGAATTGGAGAGAATGATCTATTAACCCAGTCATTTATTTCAAATCAACCATATCTTGGATCTCTATTTAAATCTCAAAATGCCTCCACTTGGGAAGCAAGTC